TTTCCATCTGAATTTGAAAGTGCTGTTGGCGTTGATGCCGCAGGACGCGATTGGGAGTATTTGGCTGATCATTTGAGCCAATTCTCTGGAGGCAATCGTTGTGGTGATGGAGATTTTTCATCCTACGATCAAAAACTCAGACCTGAAGTAACCCTTGGTGCATTTGAGATTCTCCGGATGTGTCTTGTGGAATGTGGTTTCACAGATGAGATGTTAAGTCTATTTGATGGCTTGGCAACGGAATGTGTCTTCCCGATTTACGAGATTGATGGCTTGATTGCAAAAGTGTTTGGAACAGGACCCTCTGGTCATGCCCTGACTGTCGTGATTAATGGCTTGTGCAATTGTCTCTATATGAGATATGCGTACTATGCCATGCATGAACGACGGTTGAATGTCAAATTGACTATGGGTGTGATCCCTTTGTTTCATCTGCGTGTTGCTTTGATGACTTATGGTGATGACAATAACTTTGAGGTTCATCCCGAGGAGGAGGTCTTCAACATGATCACAGTTGGTGAGGAATTGACTCGCATCGGAGTAGATTACACTGATGCCAACAAACAGATTTCCACTGTACCCTTCAAAACTTTGGAAGAGATTTCATTTTTGAAAAGATCCTTCTGTGTACACCCTCAGCTGAAGAAGCGCGTGGGTACTCTGACCATTGATTCCATCTTTAGATCTCTATTATTGAGTAAGAAGATTGGTAAGAATTGCGATGAAACAGAGGCTCAAATCATGGCTGGAAATATGCAGCAAGCTCTATTCGAATTTTACCTGCATGGTGAGGATGTCTACTGGAAATATCATGAGATGTTTGAAGATTTCAGAGGCCTCAAGGATTCCGGTGGGTACACCATCGGCAACTACTATGATCCCCCCACACCAGAGAAGATCCAAGAACGCTATTTCAATAGCAAGTGCTGTTACAAGAAAGCACAAGCTGTATTGAAGGGATTGCAACCAGAAGGAGGAGCAATGTCCGTGGCGGAAATGGAAATTTTCAACTCCGGAACACCTCTCGGACCGCAATTGACACAGGAACAAATATGCCAAGAATGGACTAACACACTTGGTTTTTACCCTGATCCACTTGTGTGGAGAGGTCGTGAAGGAATCTTGGCCAAACATTGTGTGCGTGTGGCAGTCAGTGCAACTGACCCCATTGAACGCCACCATTATATGGCTATGGCTTGGTATTGTGGTTATTGTCCGAGGGCAAGCGAGCGCATGCCTACTCTCCCTTTTGGAGCTGTGCCTGTGATGAACCTGCGCGAGATTAGGTTTCGCATGTGGACCTCTGGTGAAGACCCTGCTAATGTAGATAGGTTGTGGGGTGGTGATTGCCGACTAAATCGGTTTAGCTTTCACCTCAGAGAAATGCGTGCCAGATTCACAGAAAAGGATCTCAAGAAAGCCCAGTTGTTGGCTGGCATCCGTTATGCATTAGGTAGTATGGAGACTACTTGCATAGCATTTGGGATTGGATCGCGCGAAAGCTTCCATCTCAACCACTGGCGGAATATCTATCGAGAGAAACAAAATGTCGTGTTACCCCTCCCTGAGGAATTGACACGTTATGTTTGGACTTTCCTACAACCCGATATGGTCCGCCTTATGATCACACCAGACAAATTTTCAGTGTGGGTTACACCCGACTTAGTCGGTAATGAACCCGAGGCGAATCTACACTTGAATCTGGCCCTTGGTCATCCCGCTATTCTAACAGCAGCGGAAGAACTCAGAAATGCCTACGTTGGGGCTTAGCTTAATAAGCTCTGCCCTGGGAAAAATGTAAATATTAACAAAAATGTAAATAAGTGCGAAGATCCTTGCACGCAGTCAATTTTGGATCCCTTGAATGTAGCC